AACCTGGTGACCTTCTCCTGCCCCGGTCTGGACAAGGCGCAAATCCGGGACTTGCTGGTAGCCGTGGCGGTGGATATGACCAGGGAAATTGAAATTGAGCAGAAAATCGCGTATCCAGCAGGCTTTAACCTTGAAGGAGTTCACTGATGACCACTTACCAACTGACGATGGGCGGGACGCACGCCATTGAGTTCAACGACGGTGTTGCCACGGACAACATCCGCGCCCTGGAAGACCCCATCTACAAGGAATGGCTTGCGCTGGGGAACCAGCCGGAAGCTGAACCCCAGAAGAAATCCAAGTAATGCAATTCCGCCTTGATTCGTTCTACAAGTTCTGCAATTCCTTGCGGGTGGATACCAAGGAATACGGGATTGTCCCGCTTGGGAAACGCTTGTACACGGCGCAGAAGACCGTTGTAGACCGGATTGGGGCGGGGTTGGAGAACGGCATCCATTCGTTTGTGGTGCTGAAAGGCCGGCAGATGGGGATCACCACCCTGTCGCTGGCCTTTGACCTTTACTGGGCCTTCAAGTACCCAGGCACCCAAGGTTCCTTGGTGACCAACGATGACGGCAACAAGGAAATGTTTCGCAACACCTTGAAGCTCTACCAGTCCGGTCTACCACCCCAATGGAAAATCCCCACCAGCATCGATAACCGCTACGAACTTGGGTTCAAGAACCGCAGCCGGTTTATCTATCAGGTAGCGGGTGAACGAAAAAATTCTTCTCTGGGCAAAGGCAAAGCCTTGAACTTCCTCCACGCCACTGAAGTGTCGGCCTGGGGTGACGAAGAAGCCTTGGCTTCTCTGCAATCCGCTTTGGCTGAGAAACATCCTTTGAGGTTGTATCTGTACGAATCCACTGCTCAGGGGTTCAACATGTTTTACGACATGTGGGAAACCGCTAAACGCAGCGTGGCGCAGGACGCGATTTTTGTGGGTTGGTGGTTAAAAGAGGACTACCGGATTTCCGAAACCTCCCCGATTTACAAGGTGTACGGGTACAAGGGGTTGTCCGAGTACGAGAAGAAAGCGGCTCGGATGATCAACCGCATGTACGGCTATACCTTGAACCAGGGGCAGCTGGCCTGGTATCGCTGGAAGCTGAACGACGAAATCAAAGACGAAAACCTGATGAAACAAAACTTCCCCATGCACGAGGAAGAAGCGTTCATCTTGTCTGGGTCTAACTTCTTCTCTACGGAACTCCTGACCGACCTGCACAAGAGTCTCCAGAAGACCAAGTTCACCGGCTACAACTTCATGTTCCGCAATCGCTTTGAAGACACGGACATCAAGGAGTGCCACCCCCGCCAGGCAACGTTGAAAATTTGGGAATACCCCAAACAGGGTGCTGTGTATGTGTTGGGGGCAGATCCTGCCTACGGCGCGTCTGAAAACAACGACCGCTCCTGCATACAAGTCTTCCGCTGCTATGCCGACAAGCTGGAACAGGTTGCGGAGTTCTGCTCTCCCCTGTGCGACACCTACCAGTTTGCGTACATCTGCGCGTACCTGTCCGGGGCGTATGGCACGGCACATGGGGCCATGTCTATGCTGAACCTTGAAATCAACGGGCCTGGGCAAGCGGTAAAGCAGGAACTGAACAACATGAAGCGGAATATTTCCGATGCCGGCGGGGCAACGGGGGAAATCCGGGACTTCATTGGCAGCGTCAGGAGTTACCTGTATCGCCGGGTGGACTCCACGGGACGTAGTTTTGCGCTGGACTGGAAAACCAACGCGGATTCCAAAGAGCGCATGATGAATGCCATGAACGACGCCCTGTCACGCCAGTTGCTGGTGTTGAAGTCTGCGGACATGGTGGACGAGATGCGGACTGTGATCCGCGACGGTGGCAGTATCAGTCACGCCAGCCACACCCATGACGACCGGGTGATTGCGGCTGCCCTGGGGTGTGTGGCCTGGGCGGATTACATGCGGACGGAAGCGGCCAAAGCCCGTCAGTTCTACGAAGAACAGAAGGTGAAGGAAAACCCGTCAACCGCGTTTGAGCGGTCAGATGATGTGGGCGCGGTGATGGTGCAGGGCTATTTAAGGAGAGCCGGCATTGCGTGAAATCAATGTGTATTCGCATGAGGAACTTGCTCGCAGGTTGCAGTGGTGCCGCGACCGGAGAGATCCGGCCATCCACCAGATTTCGCTATGGACGGAAATTGACCGCTCCGACCTGACCAAGATTTTGCTGAAGAAAGAAAAGCCGTCTGTTTCGACCGCCAGAATTTTGACGGACTTCTTTCAGAAATGGGACGCCGGCCATTATGTGATGGACGGTTACAAGCTGGCAAAGTCCAAGGAACCCAAGCCCAGGGTCAATTTGACCGTGGATTGGAAAAACCCAAAAATCATGTTCAAGAACAACGCCGAGGTGGTAGGAGTCTCATGGCTAGGCGACGCAATCAACAAACTGGAAATGCTCGGATCCTCCGAGAGTATATCTGTCTCGCACACGGACCCTTTGAAGGCTACGAAGAAGTCTGCCCGCAAGGGTGTACGACCGTAGAGCGCAGGTTCTACACGCCCGTTGGGATTGGTGGCGTTGCCAAAGGTATCGACAGAACCTTGCAGACTTTGGCTGACGACTACAAGATGACCGACATGCGGAACGACATGGGTTCCGTCATGGAGTCCATGCGACGCGGGGAATCCGACTTTGCGCCCAAGTGGGGGGCTATGGAAAAGAACGTGGCTGGCAGCATAGGAAACGCCCCGGCTACGGACGCGGTGAGCGGCATGAAAGACGTTTTGCAGCGTCCCAAACCCCTTGTGATGGGAAGGCATGAATGAGAATCCCCAAGAACGACATTGACCGCGCCATCCTGTACGCCCAGGTATCCAACGATTGCCTGCGTTCCAGGGATGACCGGGTCACTGAATATGTAGCAAGGGAGTCTTACTACCTGTTTGGATCTGCCACGGGTTCCCCGCCGGCAGACCATAACAAGATTTATCCCTCCATTCAGACGCTGGCATCGTTTCTGTACGCCGCTGAAAGCACCGCTTTTACCCTGGAAATGGCGGCAAACGCCCGGAATGTAGACTTGCTGCGCGTTCCTCCGGTGTCCAAGATTCTGAACAACACCTGGCTTGGTTCTGATTCCGATGCGTGCGCGGCCCAGTGCGTAGAATGGGCCTTGGTGTACGGCACCATGCTGATGAAGACCATTTGGCGTGACGGGCAGTTCCGGTCTTATCCAGTGCGCCCCCATGACTTTGGGGTGTATGAGGAAGACAAGACTTCCATTGATGATCAAGACGCGCTGGTACATTGCTACTACATTTCCAAACCTGCCTTGGAGCGGACGTTGGAAGGGCACCCCAAGAGAGCGCAGATCATGGATGGTGTGTCCATGATTGGGAAAACCGAAGAAAAGCCCAAATCCGGCCTTGATAGGCTGATTCTGACAGCGTCTTCCCCGATTACGCCCGCCAACCCCAACATGACCGGCGCTTTGTCCACAGGGGGAATGCAAACTCCCCCTAACTACGATGCGGTGTTGCAAACCGACTTGGTGGAAATGCGGGAGTTGTGGATCTGGAACGACGAAGAACACGACTACCAGATTGTCACCCAGGCGGGAGACATTACGGTTTTTGACCGCTTGTGCGGCACCTTGACCAAACAGGGGCAGATGTTCCCCAAAGGCGAGAACCCGTTTACCAGCTTTGTTCCCACCCCCAAGTACAACTACTTTTGGGGGATTTCTGACGTAGGCCGGGTCCAGAACCTGCAAGATTTGTTCACCAAACGGATGAGCGAACTGGACGATTTGCTGGCAAAGCAGGTTAACCCGCCCCGTCATGCCATCGGCTTTACCGAAGAACAGATCCTAGCCTTGTCGTTTGTGGGTGGCAAAGCCAACACGCAAGACCCGATGAGCAAGGTGGAGCTGCTAACGCCCCAAATCCCGCCCCAATTGCTGAACTCGATTGAAATGATCGAAGACGGCTTTGCCGAAGCCCTCGCTTTGCACAACATTTTGCAAGGCAAAGGCGAACCAGGCGTGCGCGGACGGGGTCACGCCCAGGAATTGGCCCGCTTGTCGTCTGCCAGAATCAAACGCAAAGCCCTAAACATCGAAGACTCCCTGGAAAAAGTGGGCACTTTGATGCTGAAAGTGCTGAAACTGAACGACGCCACCGAATTGCCCGACGAAACGACGCAGTCGGTGTTTTTGCTGGACAATTTCACTTCAGATTGCACGGTGAAGGTAGACGCGCACTCCAATTCCCCGCTTTTTGCCGAAGATTTGAAGGCTTTAGCTGGAGAATTGCTGGAGGCGGGCATCATTGACGGGGAAAGTTTCATTGACTTGGTCAAACCCCCAATGGCCGACTTGTTGAAGATGAAATTGAAGTTGAAAATGCAACAAGAACAGGCGCAGAATCAACAACAGCAACAGCAAGGAGAACAAGGTGGCTAAATCGCTTCCGCCCGGAATGGCAAAGAAAATGGCTGCCAAGGCTCCGGCAAAAAAAGCCATGAATCCCGCAATTGCTGCTAAAGCCGCAGCGGTAAAAGGCAAGCCGACGGGCAAAGGCCCAGGGCTGGCGGCGCTGAAAGGCGCCAAAAAGGTTAAAGCGAAGCCCTATTAGGGTTTCCCGAGGCTCGGACTGTCGTCTCTCCGACGCAGTCTAGGCACCCGTAAGGGTGAGGGGATAAGAGATCCCCAGCGCACCAACCGTTAGTTGGGTTCGCAACAAGGAGAACTGCAATGGCCCGTGGTCGTCGCAAGAGCCGCCGGAAGTAATTCCGGGGCGCTAACATAGTCCCTCCCTATGATTAGCGTCGAACCCCCCGTACCCCTACTCTGCGGGGGGTTCCCTCTACTTGACTTGGAGGCGCCAGCGTGTTTAGTTGGCACAAATTTTGGAGAATGTGATGGCAGTTCCGCCGGAAATTATGGCTCAGATGTCGCAAGGCGCCCCTCAAGGCGCTCCTTCTGCGCCTCCCGGTATGCCTCCGGATATGCCTGGCGAACAACAGCCTTCTCCTGCCTCTGCCCCCATGACTGCCCCCGCTATGCCCGAAGGGCAGCGTATGGCTGCTATGGCCCAGATGGGCAACGTCTTGGATGTGATGGAGCAAACCTTGCCGAAACTGGGTCTTGAGACTCCGGAAGGGCAAGCGGTGATGGGCGCAATGCAGTCCCTGACTCGCACGTTTGGTAACTACAGGTCCAAGATGAAAGAACTTCAACCCGCCCAGATCATGCAATTGATGCGGGCACTTCCTACTCAAATGCGAGGAGAACAAGGTGGCCAATAAATTCCTTCAGCCGACCAGCAGCGGTTTCCGTCACCCGACCGACGTTAACCAGATGAACGGCAACATCTACAACCCCAAGCGCATGGCGATGTGGGGCGGCATGGACAAGCCGAAAGAGTCCCGTGGTTACTACACCAACAACATCCAGGTGAAGAAGCCTGGTCAGACGATTGCGAAGTAAGCCATGACTGCGCCGTTTGCATGGGGTGGTACTCGCGTTGGTGAAGCGAGCAACCAGAATTTCGCCACCAAGGGAAACCCGTTCGGCGTTATTCGCCTCATTGCGGCGGGTTTGAACATCAATGCCAACTCTGCCAACACCGACTATCAGTTGCAGGTCGGTCAGATTCTGAACTTTTCGGGTGCGACTGGTACGCCGGTTGTGTCCACTGCTCAGATTTACCCGTCCACCTGGGTCGCGGGCCAGACGTACAACATTCAGCAGGTTCAATACAACAACCCCTCGACTTCGCTCACTACGGCGACTGCCGGCGTGTTCAGTGCGGTATCGGCGGGTGGTGTGACGATTGTGACCTCTGCGGCCTTGTCTGGCTTGACCAGCACTGCCGTCAATGCGGCGGGTTCGCTGTTGATCCCGGCTTTGGCGAACACCACGACGGCATACAACCAGGCGAACCTGTATTTCCGTATTGGTACGGCGCAGGGCGCGGCGGCAACGCTGGATGTGTACATCTTTGGCGTGGTGTATCCGTAATGAACGTGGCTCCGTTCAACAATCAGGGCAACACCTACACGTTTACGGCAGACGTTACTGCGCCGACTCCTGTACAGGTGTTGTCCCCGACCGGAGCTGCCAATAATTACCTGATCACCAACGTAGGCAACGCCACTGTCTTTCTCGGCATTGGAGTTGATGCCGCTACGGCGACTGCTAATGCAGTGACTCCTACGGTTGGCAGCCCGCAGCGTTGCATCCCGGTGTTACCGGGTACTGCCCAGACGTTTAGCCTTGCGGCCAATGCGTTTTTCACGGGCGTGGCGGCTTCTGCTTCGATTGTGTACGTCACCCCAGGGGATGGCATGTAATGCTTCGTGCAGTAGCACAACGCGGAACCGTCCTTGGACAAACCGGCTTGCCGGTCATTGTCCCGTCTACCAGCACCACTGGCATTCAAGCAAACGGCACGCTGACCGTAGACACCGCGCTGGCAATGACCTATCCCCAGGCGTGGTGCTATTTCCCTGCCGGGGCCGTGAGCGGTGACGCCACGGGTGGTTTGTATTACTGCGTTTTTTCCAGCACTACGCAGGGAACGGTTTATGCCGGCAAAATTGGCGGCGCAAACGGTGTGTCGTCTACGTTTACCCCGTATGTGCCAACGACGCTGACGCCTGTTGTTGGGAGTGGCGCCGGTTATACGCAGTCCACAGGCAAGATTAACGTGTTGCAGGTTGTTGTGCCGGGCGGATCTATGGGGCCAGAAGGTTCGCTCAATTGGCAAGCCGACATTGCCACCAATAACAACGCTAATTCAAAAACGTCGTATTACGACTTTTCGACCGGGTCATTCAGCGGGAACAATTTGGCGTCTTTGACGTTCACCAGAATTAACCGCTGGGCCGCTAATCGCGGGGTGGTCAATTCTCAGTACGTCACGCCAATTCCGACTGCCACTAGCACTACGGCGCCAGCATTACCAAACACGGCTATCAATACGGCTGTTTCCCAGCCGTTTGTTCTTGCTTTTCAGTTAGCGGTTGCAACTGACTGGATGGCGGTCGAGTTTTTCAACTTGCAAGTGTATTACGGGTCATAAGGAGGGGTTATGAGTTTAGAGGGCATGAGTCAGGACCAGATTGAAGCATTGGCGGCGCTAACCAAGTCGATTGCTGACAACCCGAAAACGCGGTTGCAGTTCCAGGCTTTGGTAAAGACCGCGCATCCGGACGCCACGACGCCGGAACTAGACGGCGCGATGGCACTGCGTGAACTGGCGCAGCAGCGTCAGAAAGACAAAGAAGAATTCGATCAGTACCGCGCTGAACAGGAAGGGCGGAACAAAGAAATGCAGGAATGGGCGGAAGTGGTTGGCGCAGGTAACTGCTCCTACAACGACATTCCCGAAGTTCAGAAGTTCATGACCGAAAACGGCATCATGAACAAGAAATTTGGCGCCCAGAGTTGGTCGCAGAGCAAGTCTCTGGCGGAACCTTCCTCGGCCCAAGTCCGTACCTTTGAAATGCCCTCTACTTACGTTGATAAGTTGAAGCAGGGGGGATTGAAAGGGTTTAATCAATGGGCGAAAGATGAGGCGTATATTGCGCTTCAAGATTTTCGCTCCGGTAAAGCAAGCTAGGAGATAACCCATGCCCGTATTCGGCACAGGCATTATGCCGTCCGGCTCGATTGGCACCGAGTTGAGCTATGTCACTCGACGCGCCTTTGTGCCGAAGATGGTCGTTCAGATTTACAACAGCACGCCGCTTCTTGCCGCGCTGATCGCCAACAGCCAGGTGGCTCGCGGTGGTGCGTCGCAGGTTTCAGTCCCGGTACAGGGCGCACAGTTTGTGACGCCTCAGTATTCGGACTACAGCGGCGCGTTCAGCCAGCCAGCCATTCAGCAGGGCGCGTACCTGACTGAACAGAACCTCAAGCTGCTTATCGTCCCCATCCCGGTTCTGGGCATGGAGTCGGTTGTGCAGGATGAACATGCCATCATCGACCTTGCGTTTGCGCGCATGAACGATGCCGGCAACGCTGCGGCTCAGACGCTGGCTACGTCGCTGTATTCGTCCACCGCAAACACCCAGGCTATCACCGGCCTGCCGTTTGCGATTGACGACGGCACCAACGCTGCCACCTACGGCAACATCAACCGCGTCACCAATACCTGGTGGAAATCCAAGGTGTACTCCGCTGGTACGGTCAACCCGACCCGCCAGAACATGATGCAGTACATTGCGGGTACGACCAAAGCCGGCGCGGAAGTGCCGACGTTTGGCGTTTGCGGGTTCGGAACCTGGACGCTGCTGGCGCAGGACTTTGTCGGTCAGGAATCGTACATGGTTCAGCCCGACAATTCGTTCGACACTCAGCAGGACGGCCCGCGGGCTGGTTTCCGTGCGCTGATGGTTGGTGGTGTGCCGATCTTCGCAGATCCGTTCGCCCCGGAAGGCACGGTATACTTTATCAACTCAAATTACCTGAGCCTGTACATCCACGAAATGGCGAGCTTTGCGTTCACCGGCTACGAAAGCACGATTTCCAACTTCCAG